CTCATATTTCATTGCGTGCATAAAATACAGAGAGGTGGATCAAGGGAAATTTATGTGATGAATGACAGGACTAAGTATAGGCAATCCGTCTTGGAAGATTATTTTGGCTACATATCAAGCTGCTTGCCCAATGAGGTCATCAGCATATCATCCAATTTAAGATATGAGTTTATACACAGCAAAGTGCACGAAAAACTTTCTAAGAATCAGAGCAATTACTTTCTAACCCTTGATTGTACAAAATGGGCCCCTTACAGCAATTTAATAAAATATGTTTATTTCATAGCAGGTATGTCAAATGTGCTACCAAATAAGTTTCTTTTCCTCTTCTTCAGTTTTTTTGACAAGATGATAAAAAAGAAGTGGGTCATAAAGAGGAAGATAGTAGAGATAATGGAAGACAATTACAGGCTAAAAGACAAAATAAAATTGCTGAATAAAAGCTATGAGGGTAAATTGTTATTAGATGATGAAGAGTATAAAACCATAGAGGAGATGAAGGCTGCTAAGAAGGCCAATAAGGAGAAAATAAGAAATTACAACAAGCAATATGCTTACATGACTATGCCTTATAGTTTCATGATGGGAATATTTAACTACCTCTCATCCATGCTGCATGCAGCTGTTCAGCTACACACTTCATTCATATTCAAAGATTTAGGAGCCTTATTGCCTAAGCCAGAAAACTTTGATTTAAGAATGTTGTGTCATAGTGATGATAGTGCAGGCGTATTATCAATAACTAATGAAAAATACTTGAAACAACTCATCGCACTGTATGAAATACAAATGAAGAGGTGTAACCATCACATATCACTCAAGAAATCTGTTATTTCCAAAACATACTTTGAGTTCACTTCAATCTTATACTTGGCTGGTTTATTACTCCCCATGACAATGAAATTTACTTCAAATTTAACTTATGAGCCCAGTGATAAAGGCCCCCCAGGTGATATGATGACTGCCTACTCTAAAACCATTGAGTTGCTCAAAAACGGTGCAACAATACAACAGGCGTACATCTCATTCAAGATTTATGTTAGTTTAGTACTTAGTTTCTACAATATAAATCCTGATGCTATGTTGTATAAAATACCTGAAGAAATGATGGGTATACCCGACCCGCATCCGGTAATGGTTATGTTGATGGGTACTTTTGCAAATATTTTGAGGTTGCAAAATACGGATGAAGAACTGCTAATAAAATGTATAAATTTTTGCTTCAGTTGCCATAAAGACATGAATGAAGGTTTCAACTTGCCAACCGCAGACTTTAGTGCCCCTCTGAATCTTAAAATGCAAGAGGAACTTGAGGTCTATAGTAGTAAATTAACCAAATGGGAGAAGGATTTTATTAGTGATGAGAGCACAGCTAATCTAGCAGTCAACCATAGCCATATCAACCATTTAAATTATATAAGGCTCCTGGAAAGCAAATCTTTTCTAAAAGCTTTAAAGAAAGATAGCACAGCAGATAAAATACATAGGGTTAGTTGGTTGTTATCTAGACCGTGTGTTGTGACCAGTTTATCCCAGCCTGTTACTATCAAAGATTATTATAAGATGATAGTTATTTATTTAGATTTGATATCCACACCTGAAGATAAATTAGGTACAAAAATAGCTGCAAATGATGATAAAATAAGGCAGATAATGTTGGAGTCCTCTATAGCAGAAAGCAAATCAAGGAAATTTTTAAATTTTATAAAGACTTTCCACACAGACTTTTTTAAGCTTTCAAAACTTTGGTCTTATTATAAAATTGAAAGTGTGAGTAAGAAAGAGTCACGCAAAGCTTTCAAACCATACACTATTACTCTAAAAAGTCATATAGGGTTACCACATGTCAATTTCAACCCAGACCATATGATAACAGTTTTGAATGGTGACAAATTTAACTTCTTGTTCCATAGCAGTGACCCTGTTTTCACTTATAAAGAATGGATCAATGATGTTTTGAACAGGTTTGAATTAGATGAATTATCATACAAAAAGTATGCTGTAAATAAAATAGTTCGTAAATCTCAAAATGTTTTTAGGCTAGTGTGTACAGTTTCCTCTTTTCACAGGTCATTGATGGGGGTGTCAGGGTTGTCTAATTTCATCTGTGATTGCACATATAGCAACAGTGTTATACTGGGCATACAACTACCTGAAGCTTTCAATTACAACTATCAAACCAAATCAGATACACTAACACAGCAGGGCTTGTACATATCAGACCTTTTGAACATGGGTTATTTATGTTACCACACAGGTTGTGAGAGTATATTGAAGAATATATACTTAAAAGGTGGAATATCTTATTTTGATGAGATATACAAGTATTCAGAGATGATAAATATAATGAGTTTAAACACAGCATCTAGATGTTTCATAATGTATTGTTTGAGGAGTACACCTAGAAGCTACCTGATAAGTAGCGGGTTGCTACCACCCCTTCTA